GGGTCGGCCGGTTGCGATGGGGGAAAGATACACTTCCCGTTTCACCGCGCAACATAATCCGCCATGCAATTCCCGCATGACGCTATGCAATCGACGCTTGACGGACTACACGCGCGGTGTATCCTCGCGACATGACCATCCGCGACCTGATCTTCGCCCTCGGCGGCACCGCTGCTCTCGCCCGCGCGCTTGACCTGTCGCCCCAGGCCGTCTCAAACTGGTCCCGGCGCGGCGCGATCCCCGCGCGCCGTCACTACCAGGTCGCGCGCCTCGCCCGGGCGCTCGGACTCCACATCGACCCAGAGAGGATGCAATGAGCCTATCGAGAGACATCGCGGACGCGGTCCGCAAGCACGGCCAGATGACGGTCCGCGAGATCCTCGTGGCGTTTCGGCACGAGGACGAGCAGCGGCTCGCCTACGCGGTGTCGAACGCCGCCTGCAATGGCTGGATCCTCGGGCCGAAATCGCGCGCACTGCTCCCGCATGTCGCCTATCTCGCCGCCCCCGCTCCTCGCGCTTCGCTCCGCAGCACGGACCGGGCAGATGAGGTGCAGATCAACTGGACGACGCAGGACGAGCGCTGGCGCTCTCAAGCGGGCGAGATCGAGTACGAAGACCACCCGCGCAGCCTCGCCGCCCCACGCATCCTCTGGCGAGCAGCGCCGCCCCCGGCTCGGTCTCCGTGCGGGTCGAGCGCTGCGCTGATGGCGGCGGCGTCGCCGGGCATCTATAACGAATCCCCAGTGAAATCCTCTAAGCCCGTTGACGACGCCGAGGTTCGGCGTCGGACAATGAACGGGCAGAGCCAGGAAAAGATTGCCGCCGCCCTCGGCATCAGTCGCTCGGCAGTCTGCTCGTCGCGGCGCAGGACGAGGCGAGAGCGCGGCACAACGTTCGCGATCAATCGTGGCGGCGGCAAGAGCAATTATGAGTGATGAGGAACGCGACGAGCCTGGGCGAAAGTGGTTCGGCCGCGAGCGCATCGAGCCGCCGTCTCTCCAGTCCTCGCTCGATCTCGACGCCGTCGCCGTTTCGTCCTTTCGTCGCACCGCTCTAGGATGGGGCGGGTATCAGGTCCAGCCACTGAGGAGAGCCGAATGAAGCCGATCAGCATCTTGCGCGAAGCCGAAGAGATCATCTCGGCGGACCGCGAGCGCACGCACGGCAAGGCCGAGGAGAACCTCGCGAACATCGCGACGCTCTGGGATGCCTGGTGTCGCGTCTCGCGCGACGCGCTGATGACGCCGCATGACGTCGCGATCATGATGGCGCTTCTCAAGATCGCCAGGACGCAGACCGGCACCTACAACCGCGACGACTACGTCGATGCGGCGGGCTATGTCGCGCTGGCTCATCGTCTTGCGGCGGCGGGCCACGAGGAATGATGCGATCCGTCCGCCTGATCCTGCATGGCGAGCCGGCGTCGAAGGCGAACAGCCGCCGCCTCGTCACGATCCGTGGTCAGGCGCGGCTCATCAAATCGCAGAAAGCGCTCGACTACGTCGCGGCAGTGAAGCGGACCTATCCACCGTTCTCGCCGCTGCTGGAGGGCGACCTTCGCATGACGGCGGATGTCTACTACGCCTCGCGGCGTCCCGATCTCGACGTCTCGCTGATACTGGACGCGCTCCAGGATATCGCCTACAAGAACGACCGCCAGGTGCGCGAGATGCACCTCTATCACCACCTCGACCGCGAGAACCCTCGCGCCGAGATAACCCTTGAGGAAATGCACGATGACAACGAATGACGATCTCGCGCGCTACGCCGACCGCATCGAGCGGGCGATCCAGGCTGTCGAGGACGCGCGCGATGACCTCGCGGCGATCAAGGCCGAGGTGACGAGCGCGGGCTACGACGGCGGCGCTCTGGTGCGTGTGGTCGAGATGCGGCATTCGGAAAAGCGCCGACAGAAGGAAGAGGCACGCCTTGCGCTGGTCCGGCTCTACGCCGACCGGCTGGGCGTGCAGCTGAAGCTCGACATCTAAGAGACGGCTGGGGCTCCTCCCCGTGCGCGTCCGGCGGGGCGCGCCGCCAAAGCGGATCAGCGCCTCACGGCGTCAACACCTCCCCCAGTCACCATGCAAGGGTGATGACCGCTCCCGCCACCTAAAATGGAATGCCGTCCTCGTGCTGCGAGCACGCTCCTGGCTGCTCAGCGAAGTCAGCAGGAGGCGCAGCCTCGTAAAATCGGCAGATGCCATCGAGACTATACTTCGCGCATGTCCAGCAGATCTTAGGCTCCGGCTCTTGCACGCGCTTGCGCCAAGCCTTCAGGACTTCCGGTTCAGGCAGTCGCTTCGTCACGTTCCCATCTCCTTTTGATCACACGAAAAAACTTGCCGTCCTGGCGATACTCGATCTCGCGCGGCGGCGTTGCGTTCGACAGCATGGATGCCGTCTGCTCGATATCGAATAACTCCTCATCGTTCCAATCGACGCCGGCACTCGCTGCCATTTTCATAAGCTGGCCTCGGCTCTTTTGCCCCGCATATCCGTCGTGCATCACGGGCAGATACTCGACCACGATGGACGCAGCGTAATCGGCCGGGTAATAGGAGACTGCCAGCATCTCTTTTCCACTAGTCCGGCTTACATGCTTTCGCCACGCCCAATTTTTGACGGCCATCGTCTTGCCGTCCTGGCCCATGATATCGTCGTCGCGCAACTCCAGCTTGACCGGCTTTTCCGGTCCCGTCTGCCATTCGTGACCACAAACCGGGCATTTCCGTACAGACAGCGCAACGACTTCATCGCAGTCTGGACATGTCTTAGTCGGAGCCTTTTTTTCTTTTTCTGGCTTGCGCGGCGGCTGCACCGCGATGATCGGGCCATGCGTCGCCACGCATCCTGCGAAGTCGAGGACCAGGCAGTCCTTGGCCTCGCTTTTCAGCCGCATTCCGCGACCGACCATCTGGACATACAGACCGGGCGAGCATGTAGGACGGAGCAGGGCTATCAAGTCGATGTCTGGATGGTCGAATCCGGTCGTCAGCACGTTGGCGTTGGTCAGCGCGCGAACACGGCCAGCGCGAAAGTCAGAGATGATACGGTCGCGCTCGGCTGGCGGCGTGTCGCCCAGAACGCATTCTGCCGTAACTCCTCGCTTCCGCAATTCGTCGCGCACGCGCTCGGCGTGACGCACGCCAGTGCAGAAGAACAGCCACGCTTTTCGGCCTTCGGATCGCGCGATGACCTCATCGACGGTCGAGGTGTTCAAAGCGTCGGTATCGGCTGCGGCCTGTAGCTCGGCCTCTATGTATTCGCCGCCTCGCTTGTGGACGCCACCGACATCGATCTTGGCTGCTGTCGCCTTTGATCGCAGCGGCGAAAGGAAGCCCTTGTAGATCAGTTCCTCGACACTGACGGGCTCGATCAGATCCCAGAACAGTGCCGGCGCATCGGTGATCATGCCGTGCCCGAGACGGTATGGCGTCGCCGTCAGGCCGATTACGCGCAGGGCCGGATTGACTTTCGCCAGATGATCGATCAGCACACGATAGCTGCCCTGTTCCTTGTGGTTGACGAGGTGGCACTCGTCGATGATGACCAGATCGACATGACCTATCCTGTCGATCTGGCTGATGATCGATTGAATGCCGGCGAAGGTGATCGGCTCGTCAAGCTGACGGCGACGCAAGCTTGCCGAATAGATCCCGAGCGGCGCGCCAGGCCAGTGCTGGCGCATCTTCTCGGCGTTCTGCTGAATAAGCTCCTTCACATGGGTCAGCATCAAGATGCGCGTTTCCGGCCAGTTTTGCACGGCGTCCTTGCACAGTGCCGCGACGATGTGGCTCTTGCCCGAGCCTGTCGGCAAGACGAGGCACGGGTGACCGGCGTTCTTTTCGAGCCACGCATATAGCATGTCTATGGCGCGGCGTTGATATTCACGCAACATCGGTCTGTCCGAGGATCTCGCGGCTGGAATACACGTTCGTATCGGCCTCGCCATTGGCGACCATTGCGCTGTCGATTTCCCATAGCGCCACCCATTCGATGCCGCTGTCGTGGAGCTGCCACGGCACTAGATCGGGGTGGAACACATGCGAGCCGCAGCCGATGCGCTGCGCGTCAGACGGGATCGGCTCGTCGTCCCATCGTGCGCAGCGCCATTGCCCGTCACCGCCTGGCGTCGAGTGCGCGCATGTCCGGCAATTGATCTCCCTCGTCTTGCGTGAGCCATGGCACATGTCGCGGGCGGGGCAGAACTTGCACTCGTACCAGGACGGATCATCGCTGATACCGGGCGGCATCCGCTCGGCCAGCGCGATCCTTGCGCCGCGCTCGATGTATTTCTCCGCTATGGCTCGGTCACGCTCAACGCGCTCGACGTGCAGCCGGTCATCATCCTTGCACACGGCGACATAGAGCGCGCGGTCTATGTCCATGCCGTGCATGTAGGCTTGCATCTGGACATGGTGCAGCGGCTTGGATTTCGTCACGCCGTTCGCCGCGAGGTCGTCGAACGACTTCCGCGCATGCGTCTTGAACTCGGCCACATGCCGCGCCTTTGGAGCCTCTGGAACGCCGCTGTCGATGATGGCATCAAGCGATCCACCAACATGCGGGGCAAGCTCGACGCGATATTGGCGTCCGTCTGCCATCCGATCATTCACCACGCATCCGATGGCGCGCAGATCCGCGATGATCGATGCTTCTTCGTTGTGGCCGCGCCGGAACAGCCGCCGGATGCGACCGGGGATTTGCTCGCGGAATGCCCAGCGAAAGCTGAGCCACAGATATCGCTCGCACTTGTGACCAAGCATCGATGCGCCGAGATGGTCGCGATGCGGATCGTCGGCGATCTCTTCGTGATGCTTGTCAATGAGCGCGACGGTGCTATGATTGGCCTCGGGAACTGTCGCCATGCAGTGTCCTCCTCCCTGTAGACTTGGGGCGGCAGCAATCCACCGCTGCCGCCCCATTTTCGTTCAGGCCTTGCGAGCCCACGGCGGAGCGGCTCGAGACGGCGCAGCAGCTGGCGCTGCCATGACGGGCTTGCTCGCCGCCACCGGCTGCGGCAGCTGCCCCTTGGCCAGCGGCATCGTCGCGGCCACCTCATTTCGCGGGCCGTATTCGTCCGACTGCTTCACCGCCACCTTGATCTCGGCCTCGCCGCCGACCAGCTGGTCCGTGTCCTGCACCGCTGCGAGCCCGATAGCGCGCATGATCTCGCCAAGCTGGCGACGACCGATCTCCTCGGCGGCTGACGACTGATTGCGGATGTTGAGGTTCTGGAACACTACGCGCCCTTGGTGCGCGGGCCCGAGGATGTCCCACCGGACCTTGATGTATTCCCCGGTGCCAGACTTCGTTATGCCGACGCTGGCCTCGGCGATCTTGGCCTGATACTTGCCCGCAGGGATCGGATCGTAATTGCCCGAAGGCGGCAGGTCGTCAGCGCGGAACGATTGATTGAGCAGAGCCATTATAGGTCACTCCTGTTTGTGATGGTGTAGCTGGGACGAGACGGCGTGGTGGTGATCGCTGCGAGCAGTGGCGTGGTCACAGTGTCGGGCGCGGCCTTCCATGCTCTCGCATCGATCTCGGGCTTCCAACGGAAGATCGTGGAAAGGTGCGCCTCGATGCCATGCTCAGCCGCGATCTCCTGGGCCTTGTCTGCATCGACCTTCCGGTTCATGCGTCCGACGACCTTGATCGTGATGCCGCCCAGCGTCGTCGCCGCAGTTCCTTCAAACGTCTCAGGCACGCCGAATAGGCTCGACAGCCGGTCCTCAATCTGGCGTCGTTCTTCGACCGCCAGACGCTCGGCTTCCTTCGCGGCGAGCCATCGCTCGCTGAGTGTCTGCATTTCCGTCATGCTTTGTCTCCTTGGATCTTGCGAATGATAGCCCCAAGATCTGGGGCTTCCCACGCGGCAAGCTTCCCGCTGCGGTCCTTCGCTTGCCACAGCCCATCGCTGTCGCACATGAGCGCGCGTTGCGATGCGCCCTCGGCATCGCGCTCGACGCGCAACGCGAGAACCTCGTCGAAGAAATAAGGCAGCGCCTGGCCGGTCTTGTTCCCGGGCATCGAGGGGGCATAGAGCACCCGCCCCATTTCGTCCTGCGTCTTCTCGACCTTGGCCGACATGTAGACATGCCGCCCAGGCAGATCGCGGAATGACCGGATGATGTCGGTCATCTGCTCCTGCATCGCGCCGTACGCTTGGCGCGGGTCTTTCGTCGCCTTCTTCTCGGCGTTGAGGCAGACCTCAGCGATTTCGCTGATGCTGTCCAATGCGACCGACTTGAACTCGGCCGCCTCGGCGCTGGTCGCAAGCCACGACCATGCTTCGCGCAGCGTGGTCATGTCGGATACCTCGATATACGGGAGGTCGGCGTCCTGAATAGACAGCAGACCGCCCTCGGCCGAGAGCACGATAGGTGCTGGCAGCGTCTTGATGAGCGTCGTTTTCCCCGCGCCAGCCTGTCCGTACACCAACAGCTTGACGCCATTGGCGGACAGACCGCTGGTGCGGCTGATCCTGATTGCCATGATGGTTC